GGGAATAAGGTCGGTAAGGCCAAACTCTTTAATCCCCTCTTGGTTGTACGGCAGGTACAGGTCTTGCTCTCGGCACTTGATGCCAATAGCCATCGCCTGTTCGTTCTGGGCATCGGCATACGCTATGGCTTCGTCCGACAGGGTGTAGACCCCAAACGGATACGGGTGAGCCTTTTCCTGCGCCACGAAGTAAAACTTCTCTGTGGGCAGTCCTACGGCCCTACAGCCAGCCAAGTAGTACGCAGCCTGCTGATGGTATCGGAACGTGTTGATCGCGCTCCTGAAGCCACGAGGCGAGGCGTCACGGCAGGTCTTTAGATCCCAAACATCAGTGTCTGTATGCCAGTCCAGCTTACCTTTGCACGGCTGTCCGTTCCAGATCCAACACAGCGTCAGCTCGACCCTGTGGCCGGGCTTGGGAATGAAGTCAGCGACTACCTCACGGCGCTCCATGCAGATATCATACATGTCTTGCTTGCATGGCGTCTTGTCACCCAGATCCTCAAGCCACTCAGCGTACTCGGCCTTGCCAACCTTGGTGCGTCTATCAACCGCTGGCTCTATGGCGAACTCGTCAAAGAACTTGTGGTGCTCCAAAAAAACCGTGTGCTGTACTCGACCTTCAAGCAGCGCGGGTGAGTTGTTGAAGGTTTGGTTCTTCCAAGTGAACGGCCACTTGGCTATCGATGTGAGATCGTGAGATCGCCACGCAGGTATTGAATCATACGTTGGGTAGTCCAGATCCTCGTAAATGCCTACTTTGAATTCCATCACTTATCCTTAGCTTTTGGTTTTAAGACCATGCCGTACTCGTTGACGCCATGACATACTTTTGAGTTTTTTCTAATCAGCTTGTTGTCTTTGAACGGTTTGTAATCGACGTGGTGATGCCATCGATTGAAACGCCAAACGACGGACGCAACATCAGGGTGAAGGTCTGCAAGCATCTGGCTTTTTGGCTTGGTGCCTTCGCCTGAATAAAACTCTTTGGTGTTGCCACCAGACATTCTTTGAGTTGTTACTTTTCCACACAAAAAAGCATTGAACTGCACCGTGCAGTAACCGTCCTTTAGGACTCGCAAACAGATGTCGGTATCCTCGTTGTAACGCCCACGCCAACGATAAGGGATGTCGTTTCTTATCAGCAGGCAACTGTAAATTCTAGTGTTCAAAACAAATGGCGGCACCGAGTCTGTTGATTTGCAAAACGAGTAATAGTTCAAGCCACTGATTGCCACGTTCTCGTAGCGGTCAACAAAATCTTCAGCAGCCCTGAGCGTTGCCCCTGTCCGCACAGATACTTTTTGGTTTCGGTTTAGGCGATGAAAGTCATCGAGGTTATCGTCCATCACCCAATGAGATGTATGGCCCTCAGCAACCGAGTGATCCCAAGCAAAGTTTCTAGCAGCGCCCGGTCCTTTTGATTTCCCATGTTCATCGTCGCATGTGTCGTAGTTGTCCAGATACTTTTGCGGCAGCACTAACAAGTTTTCTCGGCCTAAAACTTCTGCGTAGTTCTCCAGCTCATGAGCTTCAACAATAACCTTGAACGGCACACCCATACGGGTCAAAGCTTTGGCTGTCAGACCATTGTGCCACCGACCCTTGCTTACAATATATATTGGATGCTCAGGGTTCATCGCCATCAACCCAAGCCATCATGTTGTGCTCTGCACCCCAGTGAGACTTGAATGGAAACCAGATGCTTTTTGTTTTTGGCGTAAGCGTTTGGTTTATTAGCTTTGCAAACTCTTTCAGGTCTTGCTCTGTTTCAAACCGCATGTTGATGCAGGCGAATGGCTCTTGTTTGTCCTGAACAAACTCAGGCATACCCTGCCAGTGTTCCACCCACCAAGAATCTGGTTCGCCAAAGAAGCTTTCTTGTTCCATCAGTCCTCCGACGCCTCAACAATATCGACGCGGCGGAAGTCTTTACCGAAGTGTTTGCGCGATTCTTTAAGCGCCAACTCTTTGGCCTCGCTCAACGAGTCGGCCTCGATTTTAAAGTGCTTAACAGAAGTGATTAACACCTCAAGGTCAAAGCTTTGCTTGGGCTTCTCTATCTGCATAACCTTCTCCGCTAAATATAGTTCGTGCGTTTAAACCAGTACGCGCCCGTTGTTGGGTTCTCAAACAACTTGTATCTTCGTGTAGAGTTGTAGACCACGCTTGGGCTGATATCGAGTTCTCTAGCAATTTGCGCCCCACTCACACCACGATCACTCATCAACAGTATCTGCATGATCTGACTGTCTTTGATGTTTAGCCTTTTGGTGTTTTCGATTGACGCCTTACGCCTCTCTTCTAACCGTGCAGCGTGGTCTTTGGTCTTTTTGTTTTGATACTTTTCTTGTGCTCGAAAAGCTTTGATAAATAAATTGCTCACAGTTTCTCCGATTGGTTAGCCCCGCCTTTAGTCATCCACGGACGGGAACGTGGTAGTGGGGTGGATTACCAAGCCACCCTGACCTTTATATTAGCCCCGCCTACGGTCTACGCGGACGGGAACGCGCTGGAGGGCGTGATGATACCCAGACCTATCACATCATACGACAAAAGCCCCAAGCAGGAAGCCAACAACAAAGGATAGAACCAATGCGTATGTTGTAAATTTTGGTACTCCAAATTGACGCGCCGCAGCGAATCTCATCACGATTTCCTTGGGTCATCGCCCATCGAGTAGCGTAAGTACCATATGGCCTTGCTCTTGTCCTCGCTGGGGTTGCCCTTTTTATTCGAGCGCCAGTTGTACTTGAACGCCGCAATCTCGGCATATTCCTGCACACGCTGTAACCCGAAAGCCGACACCATTGCGTCAATGCACTCGACCTCACCCGAAGCATAGTGCGACGGGCTATTGATCATGTCGTTTGGTTTTTTCGCTTTCGGCCCGATCCACTCGTCCAAATGTTCCGCCAGCTTGTTGCCTTCAAAGCCTTTGATCAGATAAGTCGAATCAAAAAACCGTTCTAGCTTAGCCAAGGTTGCACTCGTGCAGCCTGCTTTCTTATAGATGATGTCCTTGATCGTGTTGCGATCCACACCAACCTCAAGGGCCACTGCGCTTACCGCAGTGGTTACCTTAACGCTCTTTTGACGCGAGTATTCGACCACGGCGTGGTGGAGCATGTCGCGTTGTTTGATTGTGATCATGCTACCCCCTAGAACGGTATGTCATCTTCAAAGTCTTCTTCTGCAACCGCAGGCTCAGGCTCAGGTGCTGGCTCTTCAGCAACAGGTGCCGCAGCGCCACCGCCTTTCTTCATTGCAGCCTGTACCTCGAAGCACGGCTCGACAGGTTCTTTACCTTGCTCGTCGCACCCACCGATTTGCCACTGCATAAACCGTGGTAACTCCTCGAAGATGTCGCAGGCTTTCTTGCTCGCTTCATCAGACTCGCCAGAAAACTCTTTGCAGTAGTCTTCGAGGTCAAAGACCTGCTGATCATTCACTGTCGCAACTTTCTTGGCACCACCATCCGCGCAGAACACGCCGACTACCTTGGCGTTCCCGCCACTGGTTAAGCCGACATCGACCTTGCAGGTTGTGCCGAGAATCTTGGTGAGGTCAAAAGACTTCAGCTCTTCCTCAGTGAAAGACTTGTTGCGCCACGCCTGTAGATGCTGCCGCAGCTTAGCTCGCTCGTTCAGAGACAGCGTGTACTGGCAGTTGATTACCATAGGTCGATCATCGGCCATACGCAGCTCAGGCAGCTCCCAGAAGATGAACACGTTGTGCTTCTTGCTGATCTCGCCTTGGAAGTCGTTGAGTGAAGTGCCAGCGTCAACCAGCTTGTAACAGATTGCATTGTGGGTGCCAGTCGGAACCTGCTCGAAGTCACTGCCGCCACCACCTGATGCTATTATAGCCATCCTCTTTTCCTTGTATAAATGTAAGAAGGTGTACTATCCTACACTACATGGAAAAATGTGTACAAGGAAAAATGTGATGGGATTGAAAATAACCGATGGGAATAGCAAAGATTTTAGTAGGCCGCTAAGCGGCGACATGCGAGCAGAGTTCTTAGACTTCTTGTTAGATAACGGTATGACGCCTGATCCGAAGAAGGGATTGGTTGTCGGCGGTGACATTGGCCGTGCTTACATGGACGTTGGCGGTCAGCAGAAGTTGGTCGGCTGGTATCAGTTCTGGCCTGATCAAGAGGTTGCGTTTGGGCGGTGTGGTGATCGAACCGTGAGTAACGACGAGCCTACGGCGACGTGGAAGCCTGAGAATGCGGCCAACCACAGGATGACCGACGAGCAGCGCGAAGAGATGCGGAGGCTGACTGAGCAGGCCGCAGCAGAGCGCGAAGAGAAGCAGAGGCAGGCAGCAGCTCGCGCCCAGCAGATGTGGGACGCCTACCCTGAAGCCACAGACAATAACCCCTACCTTGAGCGCAAGGGCGTCACCAACCACGGTCTGCGAGAGACGCAGGACGGTAAGCTAGTCGTGCCAGTGCTGGACGCAAAGCTCAAGATCGCTGGCTTGCAGTTCATAGATGGCGACGGCAGCAAAAAGTTTCTCACTGGCACAAAGAAGAAGGGGTCGTTCTTTGTCATCGACCCCAACTCCATGCGTACCGCCCACACCATAAATTACGTCGAGGGATACGCTACTGGAGCCAGCTACTTTGCCGATCTAGGCCAACCAGTCGTGGTTTGTTTTGACGCCTACAACCTAAGCCCAGTCGCAGACACGATCAGCGGTTACTTTCCAAACGCCAAGCACGTCTTCATTGCAGACTTCGATGACACCAAGACAGGTGAGAAGGAAGCAATCAAGGCCGCGCAGACTGTGCAGAAGAAGGGTTCGCAGGCTGAGGTGTTGATGCCGCAGTCCAAGGGCGACTACAACGACCATGCTCTTGAAGGCGAGCTGATGCCTGAGCTGAACCATGTAGAGGTGCCAGCAGAGGTAGATTGGGTAAAGTCTGAAAAGAACAGGATCTTGAACGTCAAAGAGAACGTCAGGGCGGTGTTGGAAATGAACCAGATTGATGTGCGGTACAACGCCATCAAGAAGGACTTAGAGATCCTGATCCCAAACCAAGACTTTGTCGCCGACCTGAAGAAAGATGCGTCAATGGTAGAGGTAGAGAATCGCTGCCGTCACGCGGGGGTTCCAAGCGCGAATGTGAAGGATTACCTGAAACTATTGGCACGGGAGTACAACCCGGTCAAAGAGTGGATGGAGCACAAACCGTGGGACAAGCGCAGTAGGCTGCAAGAGTTTTTGGACACCATCAAGAGCAGCAACGAACCGCTCAAAGAGATGCTGATGACCAAATGGCTGGTTTCCTGCGTAGCAGCGGCGTGTGAGCCGAATGGCGTGGCCCTAGAGGGCATACTGGTGTTTCAAGGGGCGCAGGGACTGGGCAAGACGCTGTGGTTCAAGCGGCTGGCAGATTATGAGCAGGGGTGGCTGTTGGAAGGCGCTACACTCAACCCGTCAGACAAGGACAGTGTCAAACAAGCCGTCTCTCATTGGATCGTTGAGCTAGGCGAGATCGAGTCTACTTTCAGGAAGAGCGACCGCGACCAACTCAAGGCATTCGTAACCAAAAGGAATGACGAGCTGCGCCTGCCTTATGACAGAGCCTTTACTACCTATCAGCGACGCACAGCTTTCTATGCGAGCGTCAACAACCGCGAGTTTTTGACTGATGACGAGAACAGGCGCTTTTGGGTCATCACGGTCACCGCCATAAACCCAAATCACAGCATCGATATGCAGCAGCTTTGGGCTGAGGTAAAAGAGACAATGTATGACCAAACCAACTTTGATTGGTACTTGACCAAAGAAGAGCGCGACATGCTGCAAGACTCAAACGAGTATCACCGCACCCAAAGCAGCGTCGAGGATCTTGTGCTAGAGCACGTTCACTTCAAGAGCATTAACACCAAGCCAGTGCAGATGACAAAGCTCCTGCGTGACCTCGGAATCAGCCAGCCCCGCATGGCAGACATCAAGGATGCCAGCCGCGTACTTGCGGCACACGGACTCGAACCTCGAAAGAGTAACGGTAAAAAAGTGTACGACCTTGACTATACAAAGGTCGAGGTTGGGAATGCGGATAAGTATTCAGGAGGCTGGAGCAATGATTTTTAAGGGTAGCTAAATTTAATGCCCTATTTGTTTTTTTTAAGCTATTGATTTGTAAGGATATATATCTATAGGGTAACAGGGTATCTCTTTATAAACTTAGTAGTTATTAGTAGTAGTAGGTGTAGGAAGAGCGTTTGTTAGTGAATTTAGGGGTTGTTTGCGGAAGTTTGGGGTGCTGTACCCTGTACCTTGGTACCCTGATTGGAGAATTAAATGAATGAGTTCAAGTATGATCATGAGCAAGATCGAGAGGAAAATTACAGGCGCTGGCGAATCATGAATACGGATGAACGTGAGGAAGCAGGGCAAGCGCCACATCTAGAAGATGTGGCGCGGAGGTTGTTTAACGAACTGGCGGACAGTGGATGGCTGAAGAAAAAAAACGGGTAGGCAGGCCGAGGAAAGAGCGCAAGCAGTTGGTGGAGACGCCGAGTGCTTTCGTTGCTGATGAAGAGGCTGGCATAACTGAAATGCAGAGTGCCTTCGTTTGGCACTACACCGAGGGAGCGTGTGGGCAGACAGAGGCGGCTCGAAGAGCTGGGTTCAGCTTTCCCGCTGCTGCTGCGACAAAGATGCTCAACGGCAAAGACTTCCCGAAGGTTACGCGAGCCGTGCGGGTGAAGCAGGACGAGCTGCGTGAGAAGTACGCGGTTACGCCCCAAAAAACTGGAGCGATGCTGTGGAACATAGCCGAGACTGCATTCGAGAACGGCGCGTACAATGCTGCCGTGAGTGCTGTGAAGGAATTGAACCAGCTCGCTGGCCTCACGATCCACCGCAGCCAGAACCTGAACATCAACGCTGATCTACAGAAGATGACAAAGGATGACATCAAGCATCGGCTCAACGAGCTGCTTGGTGTAGACAGTGAGATGAGCGACAAAGACCACTAACCTCGTCGGTTCCGCGTATCTGCCAAACGAACTTCGTTTTGGCCCCGCCTCCCGCCCAGCCCCTCAAAATCTGGGGAAATTCCCGATATTATGTTAAATTGGATAAAAAGCGAATAAAAACAACGACTTACGCGCCCACGTTAGTAAGCACTAACTTACCTGTATTGATCGGCCCTGCTCAGAGGCGAGACATGTCTCGGCCAGAAGGCTGCGCGACCTTGGTTTTCTTCTCTCTGAGCGCCTGTACGCGCCTCTCACGGGCTGGCGTCACGCGGAGTAGGAACCCTATAGGGTCGGAAAAAGCCTGTCAGATCGCGTTAGATTGCGACCCCCGCACCCCCCTGTTTGGCGACCGCAGCGAGCGCGATAGCTATAGCAAGGTTTTGCTCACAGAATCCTCAAAAATCTACAACGGAAAGGTAGGTACCCTGAGCGGCCACTTTTTCCAGACGGGGTTGGAAGATAGGCAGTGACCGCCCAGAGTGAGCGCGAATTTACATGAAAAAGTTTTGCCCCAAAATTTTTATTTCAATTTTTTTTCGCATAAACTCCAGCGATGGCAGATTCAAGATCCAAAGGCGCGTCTTTCGAGCGCGACATAGTAAAGCGCATCAATGCGTTCGCCGACCAACACGCCCTTGGTTTCACCTGCAAGCGTAACCTCGACCAATATCAAACCGCTGACCTTTGCGACATCCAAATCCCCAATCACGCCATCGAGTGCAAGGCGTATAAATCAGGCTGGTGGTTTGCACCCGCTTGGTGGGAGCAGGTTTGTGCCGCTTGCGGTGATGACACCCCCGTTCTAATCTACAAGTTCAACAACAAAGCGATCAGGGTATGCCTGCCGCTGTACGCGATTAACGAAAATATGGCGCGAGATAACTCTCGGACAGCGGTGGTTACTCTTGATGAGTGGCTGGAGCTGTTGAAGGTTAGCTTTGAACAACAGCGAGAGGCTGCGTAATGGCTGAGATTGAAGAATATGTAGAGGATTTCGTGTCGCAGACTCACGATGAGTGGGTCAGGTCAGGGCCGTCAACCTTGGTGAGTGAAATGGAAAGGTTGATAACTGAGTCTGGCATGGACGGCTTGGTTTTATCGCAAGAGGCGGCGATGATGGCTTGTGTTGAGTCTAAGCGTAACGCGGAGCTTCAAAAAATCCGTAAGGCGCTTGAAGATATAAACTTTAAAACGGTCTAATCATGAGCGATTTAAACGATATCGACATCTTTAGCGAAGAAAGCATGTTCCGAGATCCGGTTTATGAGGATCTTGGTTACACCTTCGATCCTGAGCGCAACGAATACTTTGAAATCATAGACCATCCAGAGTATGGAAGGGTTAAGTCATACATTCAGCCCTCAGACATTGCCGATCAAATTGCTCGTGCGCGGCGATACGGCTTGGTGACAGAGCAAGACGATAGTCCGTATAGCAAGCCGGGTGATCTGGCGTTTCAAAGAAGAATGGACTTGATGGCTGAGAGAGCAGAAAAACGGCGTGCAGAAGAAGCTGCGAGAAGCGCAGAACAGATGACCCCAGAAGAGCGAAAAAGAAGAGAAAAACAGGCAGAAGATGCGTTTGAGAAAAGCGGCATGGTAATGCAATCGCAAAAAGGCCGTGGTTATCAATCAGGTGGCGCTGTAGAAAACATCGACATCTTTTCTGGGCCTGAGCGCGACATGATGGGCGTACCGATCACTGGCTCTAGCCGTGATCGTCAGCTTGAAGCTTTTAGAGGCATGGCTCGCCAAAGGTACGTTGATCCCGTGGAAAACCGTGCGAAGGATATGATTAAGATGCAGGTTGTTGAGGCTCTGAGCAACGTACCCGGCATCAAAGGCGAGGCGATTAGCTCAATTATTGCGCTTGCCGACTCTCAGAATCCAGATGACAAGCTGGCTTTCAATCAAATTGTCTCTCGTCTTGAGTTGCCAGTAGATTTGCGGCGTATGGGCAGCGATTACATGGCGTCGAAGCGTTTTGAGAACGTCTTGGGCGATAATTCTAGCGTTGGCGTATCTGCTTATCTTCCTGATGAGGGTAAAAAACAATACAGCTTGTCTGCTGAAAAGCGTTTTCCTAATTTTTTAGGCGGTGAAGCCCGTGTAGGCGGCAACATTTCCACTGGTGGCGACCCTGAGATCCGCGCCAGCTTTATGAAGCGGTTTGCCAACGGCGGTGACGTTGACATCTTTGACGATCCAAACCGCGACCCCGTTTACGAAGACATGGGTTTTAGCTTCGACAACGAGCGCGGCCAGTATTTTGAGGTGGTTTCGCACCCTCAATACGGCGTTATGCGCCAGTACATCTCACCCCGCGACCAATCCCCTGTTCCTGCGTTGAGTGATGCAAGGACGCAAGCTGATTTGCTGAGCAAGTTC